CATCACTATTATCTTCATCTGTATCATAAACAAAACCAAGAGAAGGAACAAACGTAATATTAACGGCACCAGTATTTTGATTGAAATTAACAATATATGCAACACGTTTACCAATAAAACAATCCTTTGAAGCTTTAAGGATCTTATCAGCAAAGTTAGTTTTTTGTAGCACTCTATCCACAAGATTCTGAATAATAGTTTGCTGATCTGCAATACTATTAATAGTTTCTGTGTCTTTCTTATCTATACCAGTCATATCAGCCGAAATAGTTACATCCGGCTTTACTGCAAACATGAACCTTGCTTCTTTGTCAATCAAAATAGCAGCTTGTTTAATCTTGATATCAGTTGGCACAAAGCCATCAACCTCAGTTCTTACATAATCAGCACCATGCTCATATACATCATAGTATTGCTGAATTTCAGAAAACTCTTTTGTCAGCCTACTACCAAAGATTCCTTCAATTTCGGTCGAAATAATACTATATGGAATATTCTTAAATCCTGGAACAATAACGTCTATATCATTCATTCTACATATTTCTCCTTATTTTTATTATAACTAACGTTCTTCTTGCTTTACTATGCTTTTAATATCTTTATTTCCCCTTTAGGAAAATTATTTTTCTTACATACAAATCTAACTGCATCAAAGCTCCTATTTAATGCTTTTGCTATTTCCTTATATGATAAACCTTTTAAACGCAGCATTCTACATCTTTCTGTATCATCACTATTCCAATGCATTCTTGTTTCAAACTGTTTCAATTCAGGTGAAATAAGATTTAATTCAGAAAGCTTTTGCATCATTATATCAATATGTACTGCATTTAATTCTGCTAAGCACTTACACATTGCAACATCAGATAATTCTTTTCTAAACCAAATGTTTCTTATTTCTTTATCTGTCATATATATTTCAGTTTTCATATTCTTCATCCATTATTCCTCTCAAGCTCCTTAGCGATTCTTTCGGAAACAAGTGATTTATAGCCGTATTCAATATTATTTGTATTATATTCTTTCTTTTTCATAGCCTTGCTGTAATATAATAAAGCTTCAACTATTATTTGTTTTTCTTGTTTTGTATATAGCATTTTAAGCTTCCCTTATTCAATTTTGGATTCCTCATCATTGTATGCCGCCATATATTCGCAACTCATAAGCACCGTGTTAATCGCGTCAATCTCATTCTTATCGAAACTTGAATAGGTTATCGTAAGAGATGTGCTATATCCACTTGTAGTGTTTGGCTCGTTTATATGCCAAGTTCTTTCGATCTTCAATCCTCGATCACCTCTTTTGGTTTACCGTCCGCGCAAAATCTCGCGTCATCGTCTGCCATCGGACAATTCGCACACCCTGTTGGCATCTCCATCCACACAATTACACTCATTCCTGTTCTCCTTTCCGCATACGTGAGCCGCAATCGGGACAATACTTTCCGCGACAGCAATTTATCTCGCCGCACACGGAACACTTGAAATATGACGCTCCATCATCGACAGACAGCCACTCGCCCTCTTTCGGCAACAGTTCTTCTATCTCGCTTTCCATACTGTTGATCTGCGATTGTAGGTCAGCGCATTTCGTGTTCAATTCCACAATCCGCTGTTCAGCCGCTTCAAGTGCGTCGGCGGCATCATTCGCAAGCGCAGATTCGCACCACGGTTCGCGGTCATAGTATTCGCAATCCCAACATCTGTCAGGGCTTTGTTTCCCACATTTCCGCAACGCCTTAATCAGTTCTGCATTAGTCATTTTGTACCTCCATACATATATTTATTTTAGGCTTTTTAGAAGCGTTTTAAAGCCATTTTTACTCTTAAAGTAAACTTACCTTATGAAGTATTTAAAACAGATCTATAAGGCTCTCAGGCGGCTTAAAACGTATCACATTCATCGTCAAAGAACTTGTCACGATCAACAGGAGCAAACATGAACTCTTTTGAGTAAATTGTTAAATAGTCATATTGCTTTACTTTCATGCTAACAAGATTATCAAGCTTATCAATAATCATTTTATTAAGATGGTTATTTATCATTTCATTGCTCATTGGATGTTGATGATTATCGTATGCATTAACAATATATGTTACCTTTAACTTTTCTGGCTTTATTTCTGTTTCTATAAGCTTAACAGGTTCATATGCCATTGTCATATTCCTATTTTGATATGCCCATTTAAGAAACTTAATCTTTTCTTTGATCTTCTTGAACATTATTTTGCTCCTTTTTAGAAAACACAAACGTTCCATCTTGCATAAAGTAGGCATTATAACCATTACTTAAAGGATAACCAAAACTGAAGTGTTCAGGTTCTTTATCAACTATCTTACCAACTTCAAGATGCATTGGCTCAACAGTAACAGTATTTGCTTCAGCATTAAGCTTCTTTTCTTTTCTCAGAATCCAAGTCAGAACAACCCATAAAGCGCGTACTACTGCTCTTTGAACAACCCAAAAATCATGCCAACTTTTAGATTCTATTTCTACAACTTTACAACATTCTTCCATAGCTTCTAACGATTCAACAAGTTTGTCATGCATTATATTGCACCTGCTTTCTTCCAAGCAAAATCAGGAATCATTTTCTTCCTCCAATTCACTCAGATTTAATTTCTTGATTATACATTATAAGGATCATACCACCCAATTATTTGATCACAATCAAAATCATAGACAAGACGTTTATTATCAATTTCAAAATATGCTCTATTGTTTTCTGCAACTTTTATATTTAACGCAACAAGAAGTCTTAGCTCTGAGCCAGGATTCAAACTAACTACTTTTGGCATTTTGTATTCTCCTTTTTATTATTGATAAGTTCAAAAATGCTTTCTTCATCTACAACATCAGGCAACAACTCATTAAGCTTAAAATACAAATACGGATATTCAACTTTGCTTAAATGATGCATGCCGCACTTTTTACAATTATATTCAAACGTAGGAGGATTTGTAAGTTGGGCAATATTTCCTTTAACCATTTCCTCACCACAATTATCGCAAAACAATCTATAGAAATAAATTCTTTCAACTGGGAATCTCTTTATTGCCATATATTACCTCACAAAGCACAGAGACAAATACATAGAAGACAAAAGCACGCAAACGTGCAAACGCCAAGAAGTACATAAGCGAACAAGAAGAAGAAATCAGCTATCGCTCTTAACATTGAACTTTACCTCAAAAGAACAGCTTTCAATAAGCCTTTCAATTGCTCCATCTTTTAACAGTTCAACCTGCTGTTTTAGCTGTTCTATTTCAGAACACAATGCACATTTTTCTTTTTCTGCATTATTAAGCAATCTGTAAAATTCTGAATTTGCAGCTTCTTTTTCTTTGTAATATTCAAGCTCTTTTAATTGTTCGCGAGTATTTTTCAAAGCTTCAGAAAGCGTATCATTTTCTGTAAGTAACTGATCAACACGATTGCCAGCAAGGTCAAGCTTCTTTTTCAAATTATCAACTTCACTTTGCAAATGCAAATTCTTATCAGCAATTCTACTATTTTCTTTACGTAAAATTTCAACTGCTTCAACTAATTCTTTTGTCATCTTAGTAGCAACATCAAGTCTAACTTCAGTCATTTGTTTACTCTCCTTTATTTAATATCTTATTTCAAGTTCTTCAGAAGCGTTTGTAGGCACTTTATCATCATATAAGGGAAAACCTAAGCGATCATTCAAAACAAGCTTTAAAGAGCTTACAGCGTCCTTAAAACGAATCGTATCCTTATCGCTAAGATTGCCAAACTTCAATTCGTAGTCAAGAGCTTTTATAATCTTATTCAAAGTATTAAGTGTCATTTTTCTACCTCTGCTGTAAATGCGCTGTAATTATTCCTGCAATGATAAAACCAATAAAAACACCAAACAAAATACCTGAAAAAGTACCTATTAACAAATCAATCATATTGCTTCCTCCAAAGATTGAGTATCAAGCCATTCGAGAAATTTGTCGAAATTATACAAAAATGCTTGCTCCTCCATCTTTCGGCGTTTGTGCTTATTGTAGTCTCTCTTATGGTTACAGAACTTTCTGCACTTTTTAGCAAAACAACAAACTAAACAAGGATCAAGCATTTTTATTTACCTCCGTAAAATATTTATCTAAATCTTTTAATGGTAACATAACCATATGAACGACCATGAGTAAACTCAACAAAAAGATCACCAACTCTTGCATACCTGCTACACCCGAAAGAATTATAGCTCTTCTCATGTTCATCTTCTGTGTATCTGTAGAAAACGTTAGCTTGCTTAGGCGAAACTTTCTTGTCTACACATTCGCCAAATGAACGAACAAAATTAGAAAACCATTCGTTTCTAACCTCTTTGTATTCAAGAGCAAATATTTTGAATCTTATTGATGAAGTATCATATTTCTCATAAATTTCATTTGCCTTTGCATCATACTCTTCACAAGAAATATCTTCAGGAATTACATCAAGCTCTTCTTTTGCATTAAGCTCCATTTGCATGACAAGATGCTGTAACTTTTCTCGCTCTTCGAAGTTTCTGCTAACATACATATTCATTGCCGTTCCTCCAAACACTGTTTTCTTGATTACATTATCATTATACTACAGGATCTTCAAAAAGTAAAGGACTTTTTTCAAATTTCTTAAACTTTTTTAGTTCTTTTTATCGTTTTATTTATTATGCCCTTTTTGTAGTCAGCAAAATCTGAATTTGCTTTAGCAATGCTCTGCTTTTCTTTCAAATACTCAGAATGTTCTTGCTCATACTGTTTAAACAATTCACATTTTGATCTGCATCCAAGCTCACGAAATTCACATTCTTTAGCACATGGGCTTTTCGGTCTAACTGCATATTTCTTTTGCATCACGCTACAGCTCCTCTCTGACTATTACGGCTCTTAAGATCAGGAACCGTATATTTATCAAGTGCATACCATATTGCAGAAAACGTATGAGGGTCAATATTAAATTCATCCCAAACCGTTTCCCCTTTATTATCAATCAAATAAACAAGGTTTTGAAGCTCTTTAATACAATTAACACATTTTGAAGAACAAATGATTTTCTTAAAGCGTTTGACTTTTCTTGTGTTTGAAAGCCGCGAGCCAGGAAACTTATATGCTCCTCTTATCTTGAACCCTCTATTTCTATAATACTGAATTGCTTTTGGATCTTCGGAGTCAGCTATAATTGTTTCGTAAATCTTATCAAGTCCGATCTCTTGTAACTCGTCTGCAGTTTGATCATCTGTCATGTGATTTTTATAATACTCCCAGTAAATATAAAGGTAGTTATTCTTTTTATCTACAGCGCAACGAACCACGGCATTGTATGAAGTTTCAAAACCAAAGTCAAATCCAGTAAATCTGAGCGTTCTATCAATATCTCGAACTGCTGCAATAACGTCGCCATGTTGCATGATCTCAAATTGAGGAAGCACTCTTCTGCCATTCGGTCCAAATTCACCTTTTCTTGCAATCCTATATAAATCAGGATCAAACTCGGCAAGTTCATCGAGCTGCTGAATATAGCTTTTACCAAGGAAATAGTTGTCTTCAGGCAAACTGTGATGATAGTATGTATTTCCAACGACCAATGTTTTATTTTGATATAAAAGTTTTGGATCAAGAATTACATGCTCTTGCCCATCATCAAGTTGATTAACAAAGAACCTTTTATAGCACCAACAACTTGTATCAACTGCATTAAATGTCAATATAAAGTGAATGCTATCACTCGGATGTCTGATGCGACCAATAAGCTCTTTAAAACCTGCATATTTAATTTCTGGAGCTTCTTCCAGCCAAACGATCGAAACACCATTCAAAGATTTTAATTTTACAGGTTTATCCATACCTTTAAATATAATTCTGCTTCCATTCGGAAACAAAAGCTCCATAGGACTTTTTCTTGCAAGAACTTTATTTATATTGCTTCTGTTTCTTCTTGTATCATATGAAAGTAAATCCCAATTGGTAAGAATCTCACAAAGAAGATCCCAACAAGATTCTCGAATTGTTTCAAAAACTTCACGGACAACAAGAGCTTTGCGCTTTTCCTTTAGCAATTTTAAGATCAGCTTTTCGGCTGTAGAATAACTCTTACCAGAACCATAAGCACCAAGCAAAACATAATATTTATAATCCCAATCAAACAAGTAATTCTCGAATCGAGGGCAAACCTCAAGCTTTATATTCATAAGCCACCTCGCTTAATGAGAGACGTTTAGAGACGATAAACAGGCAGGAGAATAGTTTTCATTGGCAAACTATAAAACAAGCTCTAAACGTCTCTCAATAGCTTTAATCATTACGCTCTTTGCGTACGACCTCAATTGTAATATTTTGATCACCATTATCTTCTTGATTATATTGTAAACGAACTTTATCAAGCAACAAGAACTTGTCAATGTTAATAGCAAACATTCTTGTAACCTTTTCAGGATCCTTCTTCCAAAGCTCGCGTATAGTTTCTTCATCAGCAAGAAGATCAAAATAAACATCACAAAATTTTACAAACTTCTTGCTCTTTACAGACAATGCACCAAACAATTCACGTGCCTCTTTTTCACGCTGCTTCTGATACATTTCTGCAAAATCTTTTTGATGCTGTACAATATATTTAACGCCAGAAGGAGTCAAACCAAATTGCTCTCCAGTTGCTTTATATGACATACATGACAAATACTTAGCAACGACCTTTTTCTTTTCCTTTTCTGTCAGCCTTTTATACTGATCTTCTCTAACGCTTTCAATTGGCTCCTTCTGCTTAGTTACAACATCTGCTTTTATCTTTTTAGCCACTATTTCAACACCTCTTTACCTCTTCATGGTATCACCACCTTTCTGTTTGCAAACTGTTTATTTTCTGTTTAATCCACTGTTTAATGCAAAACGTCCTGCGCCTCGCATTTCGTTATGCCTTTCTTCCTCTCTGCATCTATATGCTTTAAATTCACATTGATTACAATTATATTGACGATTGCAATAAAACAAATTATGCGTCTCTTTACAAACGTCGCAATGATGCTGAATTGTTTCACGATCATCATAAAGATAATATACATTTATCTTCGCACAAAAACTTGCAGAAGTATCATCGTCAACCCATTCAACATCACAACTAAAGCTTTTAGTTTTATCGAAGAGTTTTGTATTGCAGATTTTCAGAACCTTTTCACCAACCCTTTTCTCGACATCTGAATGCCTGTCACCAAAAACCTTCAAAGAAGCTATCTTCACAGCATTTAACATATCAGTCCTCCAACTGTTTATTTTTAAGACGCTCAACCTCTTTTACTGCAAGACGATCAACATAATTATTGAACTTGCAATCACTGTGCCCTTTTACTTTAACAAATTCATATTTAATGCCATATAACCAAAGTTGATGTAAAATACCTTTTAACTCAATCCATAAATCACAATTCTTAACAAGATTATTTTCTGCAGTACGCCAACAATTAAGCGACCATTTTTCAAGCCAATCTTCAGAAACAGCATTAACAACATATGCACTATCAGAATGAATAATAACTATATCATTCTTTTTAGCAAACCTCTCCAAAACATGCAAGATAGCAAGCACTGCGAGTAATTCCATTTCATTGTTGGTTGCATTCTTTTTGTTTCCATGCACAACAATTTGCTGTCCATCAAAACGAGCAATCGCAGCGTATCCGCCAAGCCGCTTATTTACTGAGCAAGCTCCATCTGTATAAACTATATATTCCATAACAAACACCGAAAGGGAGGATATTTCACCTCCCTATCAATTGTCTTATGCCAAACGATTATTCATCATCGTCATCATCGAAATCGAAATCATCGAAATCGTCATCGTCCTCTTCCTCTTCGACCTTTTTAGCTTTCTTTGCAGGCTTCTTTTCTTCCTTCTTAGAAGCTTTCTTCTCAGGCTTCTTCGACTTCTTTGCAGGCTTTACTTCCTCTTCTTCCTCATTGTCCTCATCATCATCTTCATCTTCTACAACGGGCTTCTTAGCTGCCTTCTTTGGAGCTTTCTTTTCTTCTTTTGCAGGTTCTTCTTCAGCAGCATCTTCACCATCTTCGTCCAGCTTCTTGCAAGCTGCAACATATTCAGCGCCAAGAGTACGCGCCTTAGTCTTCTGATACTGACTCATCGACTTCCACGACTTTGGAGCCGGCATATCAGTGGTTTCATCAACTTCGGGCTTTTCGTTCTCACTCTCCTCATCGACTTCAACATCGCCGCGAAGAATCATTTCAATCTTACGCGTGGTAACCTTTTCAGGCATAACTGCAACAAAATTAAAACCAACCTCATTCAACTTTGCAAGTTGCAGCATTGTCAATGGAAACTTCTTCCCAAGATCAATCAAAGCGACCTTATCAGTACCTTCACGAACGATTCGAGCAGCCTCAGCAATAGTGTAATTACGTGCCATTTGTTTTTCTCCTTTATTTATTTTTATTTATTTATGCAGCGCTGGCTACACGCTGACACAATACGAACGTAACAAGCTCTTCAAGATGATAAACCATATCAATAGAGCTAAGATTAACAGAATCTTTATCTGCTTGAAGAGTGAGTTTAGATTCTCCATCTCGATCAATATTAAGTGATTTAAACATAAACTTGCCAAGAACAACATTTCCATCGGGCGTTTTTGCTCCAACAGAAAGTTCTTCACTTGCATACTGTAGAATCATAAGAACTCTTGCAAGTTGTGTCGTATCGCATTCAATTTTCAGATCAACCAAACCATTCTTTTTGATCGAAAACCCATTATTCGCTCCAATAAACTTTAGTTTATTCATCTTTACTTCTTTTGCTTCTTCCATTGTTTTTCCCTTTCTTTATAAAATCTTTCTCGCTCTTGTTTTGAGCTTTTAATTTTTGTTTCTGCTGATTTATCACTTCCCGAACCAGCTGCAATGATGATTCCTTCATTTTGATTAACAGTGTCTCCTTTAATCAAACAATTCAAATCTTCGAGATCATTAACATTTATCAAGAAATAAGTTCCGCGGTTCAAGAACTCAATCACAAAAACCGGAATCTTATGCGAAACAGAAGCATGATATGTGAGTTTTTCAATGTCAAGATAATTCAGCTTGTAACTCTCTGCTTCAGTACTTTTTAACTGAGCAAGAGCAAATTCAGACTCACCATCCTCTTTATGAATCCAACCGCTTCCAGAACCTTTCACTGGCTCAAAACCAAGCGACTTCATAACTTCTTTTTCGTTCTTAAACCAAAACTTTGCTTTCTTCATAACGCTTCTGCAAAGGCGTTTTA